TATATTACCAGAGGAGTTTAACTCTGGTGTTAGTTTTGCATCTGATCCAATACCTAAAACTACTAAATCAGGTGGTGAGTTATAATCAGTTCCTCCATAACTTACGCTTACATCAACAATTCTACCATTCGCAACAACAGGTGTTATCACTGCGTCCTTTCCAGAGTATAAATCAACTTCAGGTTTCCTATTGAAATTTATTATTTCAGACGCACCATATCCAACACCATTATTTGACAAATTAATTGAAGTAATTTCACCCCTAACAATTGGTTGAACAACGGCTTCGTATGTTTTTCCAGCTATTGATGATAAACCAACTTGACCTATAACTTCTACGCTTATTGGAGGATAATTAAATTTATGAGTTCCTAACCCAACGCTTCTTAAATCGTTATATTGTTTTGTATCATAGTAAAAACTTTTAACAGTGGTGCCAACACCTACGTTTGATAACTTAAAGTTATTAGAATCTATTACTGTGACATAATAATCTAAAGATGTTGATAATCCTTCAATCCCAGTTCCGTCAAAAGAATATCGAACTATTTCACCATTTTGAAAAGTGTGGTCTTGAATATTAATTGAATTAAGTGCAGTATTAATACCAATTGAGTTACAACTCTTTTCTTTATTTTCATATCCGCTACCACTATCTATTAACACAACTGAACTTAAAATAGCCTTACCATTTAACGATTTAAATGATTGAACTCCATCACCAAAATTAGTAATAGATATGGTGCCAACACCAGTAACAGCTTCATCATATGTGGGGTGTAGTTTTATTAAATATTCACTTTGACTTGAAACATAATAAGTTGCTTCGGTAGATAATCCCACCAAAGGAATGCCTCCCAGAGGGTCGTATACGACTCTCTCACCCGTCCTAAATTTGTGATAGGTAGTAAATCCTATTGACGATGTATTTACTCCAGCTGCACTGTTTGATACTGATCCAATATTTACAGTTCCAAGCCCCACTCCATTAGCATTAAAAATAACTTCATGTTGAACTGTATTCAATTTTGCAACAGCATTTGCATTATTTCCGTTACCACCTGTAATTTTAATTATAGGTTCTTCAACATAATCAAATCCAGAGTCTAAAATTCTTATTTCCTTAAATGATCCTTTAACTGCACAAGTACCAGTTGCTCCTGAACCAACGTTATCAGTAATTGAAAGAAGTGGTGGATTGATAACATCATAATTCTCACCTGAACTTAATACGTCAATCGAATTAAGTGTTCCATAATAAACAGAATTTGTTGATTTGTAGTTTAAAACTTCTACACCATTTACTAGAATACCGGTATATCCCGGAATTGTTTCATGAGATTTACCATCTGATATTGGAGTGGAAACTTCTCTAAAAAGTTTTTGTGGTTCGATTAATTTTCCGTTAAATTCATATTTTTCAATATCATTTGAATTAATAGTGACATTATCCACTCCATTTGGTGTTTTTACTTTAACAAAAATATCACTATTAATATCAGACTGACTTTTTGCAAATTTTAAATTATTACCATCAATTCTTTTCACATAATATAATCCCTCATCGAAAATTTGACTGGCTATAAACTCTTGAACAATAACTGTGCCATCAGGTAATGTGTTAATTACTTTTGTTTTTTCTGGTGTGTAGTAAACAGCATCACCAGTATAATAATTATGATCAACTTGATCTGTTACTTTTATTGTTTCATCATTTAAATTATATGTGCCACTAAAAGTAAATTTTTGGAATTTTGGATTTAATTTTGTTATTCCAGCAAATGGTAATGAAGATGAAGCAACTATAACTTTATTAGAATCTTCACTTGGTATGATAAAATCATGTGGAAATGGTACATGTTGTGCACCAACCATTTTTTTACCTTCATGCTCGTGAAATGGCCCATAATAAGGAACACCATCAACAGTTCCAATGTCTGGTTTTAAATAAATGTTTTGAATGTTAGCAGCAAACTTATTTAAATTTGGATGCAAATCTGAATCTATCTTTGATAATCTACGAGTAACTTTTGTAACCTTTCTAGGATCAGATATACCTGTTCCAGTGATTAAACAAGTGTTTTGATCAAAAACATCTGTAACAATATACTCCTTATTTGATACAGGATCAAAACTTGATGTAATTTTATCACCCCACTGAGATCCAGAAGCAAAAGTTTCATGAGTTGTAATTTTATCACCAATTCTTAGAATGTTAACATCTCTTGTAGCAAGTTTATACGTATTATTGACAGAATCAATTATTTCAAGTGATTGAACAACATAACTTTGAGCAGTATTAAATATCCAATTATTTTCCTTAAAACCTGACCCAATTTTTCCTAAATTTTTTATTTTTATTCTAGAACCACTTTTTTGATAATATGTGTTTGATGGAATTTGAATATCTTTTAATACAGATCTTATTTTTAATTTAATTCCTTGATTATTATTATCGTCAGCCGCATATGCAAAAGAATCTTGATCTATTGATGTATTATCAGCAATAGTGGATGCAACTCCTGTAGTTGAAATTCCCAAAAATTGATTTATTGTTTTATCGGCATAAGTGCAAATTCCCAAAGTGCCATTTTCATATGTAAATGACAAAGTTCCTGAATTTGGAAATCCAATAGTTGAATCAACATCTATAAATGTTTGTGCAATTCCTACTTGCCCTATTATTTTTGTTTTTGCATGCTCAGAAAATTTACCATATATTAACTCTGTTGATCCATCACCTTGATTAAAAGATCCATCAAGACTTACCTTATAATATGTGTTTGTAAGTATTCCAACTGATATTTTTTCAACTGCACTTACTGGAGCATAAGCTTTTGATATGTTTTCAAAAGAATCTTGAAATAATGTTCGATTTACCAGTTTTTCGGGATCCCCTGATACAAGTTCAACAATCAAATCCTTTGTTATTCTATAATTTGCATTTGATGGTGATATTACATTTTCAATAGGACGATTTATACTTACACTTTCTCCATATAAAGCACCAAAAAGTATTTTAAATGATTCATCAGTACCTCTTGTTGAATAAAAGTCTTTTGATTGTTTAATAAATTGAGATTGATTTAATTTTGCATCTAAATCCTTTTGAAATCCGTATAAAAATTGATTTTTTGCCTTTTTTAAAAATTGTTCAAGAAACAATACACTTAAATTTTCAACAACTGAAGATTTTTCATGATTCTGACCTAAAGATGACGTAAAAACTAAATTTTCAGAATCAGAATTATTTTCAAATGATGATATTCCACTAAAACCTCTTTTACACTTTTGAAATGCTATGTCTGTTTTAGTTTCATATGTTATTATTTCATCATCTATCTTTATTAATCCATATCTCTCTGGGAATCCTCGTGTGTTTGAAACAGTTATTGTAGAATTTGCCGATGTGATGCGTTTTGTTAAAGTTGTTGATTTAATTACATTACCACATTCACTTAACTTTATATAATCGTCAATATTACTAATTAAATCAATTGGTGCACCCTGATGTTCTTGAGCGATGTAATATTTTGACAAGAATTCACCAATAAGAGGAAAGCTCTCTCGTACATATGCAGGTAACTGACTTTTTACAATTTGATTTAATTGAACTCTCTTTTCTGACATCTTATCTTACGATGTTTCTATTAGAATAACTTGTAGTGACTGTATAATTTGAACCTGATGGATCAATACCCGATGATATTTCATCAACGATAGTATCAACTGTGCTACTATCTAGTTGCAAATAAAGATCTTGTAATCCGATGACATCGTTTGACTCTGGAGATGCTGATATCTCCATTATCTGGACATTATCTTTTGTTTTACCTGATACAATATTTATCGGATCTAGAGTGATACGTCCTGATTCATAATTTATAACTCCAATATTTCTTCTCTGTATAACTGGACTTGCTGTACCAGCGTCTAAAGAAAATAATCCAATTTGTCCTCTTTTAGAATCTGAGTTTGGTACATCATACAAATAAACATCAGTATTGATATTTAAAACTCGAAAAGAACTCGTGCGAATGTTAAAACCACTCATTGATTTAATATGAAACTTATTTCCAAAATCAATTGCATATTCAGCTGTCTCAGATGTCGCTAATCTAAGGTCTCTTCTCATTTCAACTGTAGTAATATTCGATGTTATTGATTCATGACTCTGATCAATTACTTTTAAAAATTTACTATACTTAAATCTCGCGCCATACTTGTTTAATTCAGAAGATTCAGCATATCTTGTAATGTCTCTTTGTACTTTTGAACCAACAAAGGCAGAACTTGGTGCCAAATTCGTATTGTAATATACTTTACTATTCGTTTCTATAAACAAATACTGTAAATCAAGAATTTCTGGTAAGATTCCAGCGACAGAATATTTTTTAAGACTTCTTTTTATATTTTCTTTGATTAAATTTGGAACAAAGTCCCCATTTCTTGGTTTAATACTAATAAAAACCTTACCATATTGTGGTGGAACTAATTCTTCACCACCAAAAACAGAAATTGACTCTGCTTCTGGATATATTTTACTTGGAATAAGCACTTCATAGTCATTTGCACTCAAAGCCCTGTTTTGAGTTGCGTATACTTGTGGAGCAAACTTCCTAACTGAGTCAATTGGTTCGATACTTTCACCTCCGGATGTTGGTCTAGCAGGAGAAATTCGAGATATTCCGCTTGTCACATTAATTTCAATTGCATTTCGAGTGTAAGTTAATCTACCATTAAAGTTAAAGTTTGCAACACCGTTTGCTTGATCTCCAGACGTAACAATATATGATGCGGTTATAAGATTTCCATCCTCCAATGCTTTTCCAAATACGCCATCTCCAAAAATAAGTTCATATTGTTCTCCTGCAACCTCCTGTAAAAAATAAATGTTCGATTTGCCATTTATAACTTTACCCGTTTCTGAATCGAAGAGATTATCATGTCTTTCATACTTGATTTTAACGTTAGAATTGATAGATGGACTAACGTGAACGACTAAAGTATCTAAATCAATGCCTGTATTTGGTAAAATTATCTTTTTATTTGGATTTCTTGCTGAATATGAAAAAACTTGCTCTAAATAACTTCCCTCATACACCTCAATATCTGAAAAAAACGCTTCTCCATCAACGACTGACGTTGTTATATCCTCTGGAATGCTAAAAATATACGATTGTCCTCTAAATCTTCCACTACTACTGATTGCTGGGCCTTTTTTTAGTGTTAAACTAGATGGATTTGGTGAAATTGACGAAACATCAGCAAAAAAACTAACCAAAGTCCTTGAAGATTTCTTTGATCGGGGCACATAACCAATATTTCTTGCTAAAGAGACTACATTTTCACGTAAAGTTGCTGAATCAATAAAAACTTCATTCGCAACCATGTTTGCATTGTATGAAGTTATGTAAGTATTGTATGCTAATACGTCTAAAATTGTAGAAAGGTTCGATCCTTCAAAATCATAGTCCTTAAAAGTTGTATTATTTTTTAAATAATCCTTTAATGACTGTTTTATTTGATCGAAATCTAAATTTGTGTAGTTTACGAGTGACATTTATCTATTTGGCAGAAGCACGAAATCTAATTGTTGTGGAGGTGTGTCAACTCCGATGATGGTATAAACAATAGTAACGTTCAATTCATTGTTACCATAGTCTGGAGTCACCTTTACTCTACGTAAATCAACTCTTGGTTCATAATTTGTAATTGAACGATCAATTTCGTCTCTTATAGAAAGAGCAACAGAACCTGTTAGATTCTCAAAAAGTGAATCAGACACTTTTGATCCAAATTTTGGTCGAAAAAACTTCTCTCCAGGCCTTGTAAACACAATATTTCTCAAAGATCGGGCAATTGCATTACGATCTTTCAGAGTAACAATGTCATTATTAAGGGGATTCCTTACAAATGACATGCTAACATCTATAAAACCGCTATTTTCCCTCTCTGTTGGCATCCATGTACAGTTGATCTAACTTATTTATACCTAAAAATTTGGTATATCGTCAGGTTGTGCCTTTTCTTTCGCTGTTTTCCAGAAATAATTCTCATCATTGCCAAGGCCGTCACGATCATGACCGTTTTCGACCTGATAGTATACTGTTGAAACCTTAAAATCAGGGTTTTT